CTTTGGGTGTGTAAACACCGCGTGACGAGGCTTTGTACTTGTTGTAGAATGTCACAAGGCTTGTAACCTTGTCATCTACATTGGTGTCTTTGGTGATGTTGATTTCATCGAGCATGCCTTTGCACCACTCTTCATCCTTGATGCCCTTTTCCTTGAGTTTGGCAAGAATGGAAGTCCTCTTCTCGCTCAAGGTAACGGACTCCTGACGCTCGGTTTCTTTCTTCTCCAGAGCCTCAAGCCTTTCCCTCATGGCCTTCATCTCGGGCGTTTCGTTTGCGGGAGGTGTGTTCTGAGGAGGCTTTTCCTCTGGATGTTTAACCTTCCAGTCATTCACGAAGGCCGACTGGTCGTTCTTTGCGTTGGAGTTCATTGTCTTGAAGGTGGGTGTCACCTTTTCGACAAACGCATCAAGTTCCATCTCATCATCTGCAATCAAGGGCATTAGGGTGTCTAACTGCTCATTGATGCTTCTCTCTGACATGTGCAAGGGTGTCTTGCCGTTTTCAGTCAGAAGACCTTTGAGGTGTTCAAAGGCCTGTTCTTTAGTAAACTTCATAATTTGTGTATGTTAAAAATGTCAAAATGCATCTTTGACACAAAAGTAAGGCTACATTAATTTATTAACAATAATAATAAGTATAGTAATTGCATAGTGCAATTACTTTTACTTTCATTACACATATATAAGGTGTTATATAATCTTATTTTGTGTCCAATTAGAATATCAAAGATGCAAGAAGCAAGCAAAGAACAAGTCGTTATTAGACCGCAAGCAGGCTTTCAGGAGATGTTTGTCCGCTCCAATATTGACTTTGTTGTGGGGGGCGGCGTACTTAATAGTGGCAAGTCCTTCGGAGCGGTGCTTTCGGTGGCCGAGCCATCCCTAGACGGACGTTTCCGCGCTTGTTTCCTCCGTAATAACCTTGACGATTTGAAGGCGGGCGGTGGTATTCTCGATACCTTCACGGAGGCCTATGGCGAGAAGGGATGCAAGATAACCGAGAGCGGCAACCCGCATGTCGATTTTCCGAGCGGGGCAAGAGTGGACGTGACTCACCTTGCAGACCAAGACAAGAACAAGATATTGCAACGATTCAAGGGTCGTCAGTACGACCTGATTTACTTTGACGAGGGCACAGGTTTCACGTGGACTGCGTTCGTCACCCTCGCCTCCCGTAACCGCGGCAAGGCGAAATGGACTGGCAAGATGCGCATGACAACCAACCCGAAGCGGTCTCATTGGCTTCGCAAGTTCCTCGATTGGTATATCGGCCCTGACGGATTTATCCGCGAAGACCGCAACGGGAAAATAAGATATTTCTACATTAATGGCGAGATTGTTGATGACGTTGTATGGGGCGACACGAAAGAGGAGGTGTACCGCGTCTGCAAAGTCAAGATTGACGCAAAACTCAAGAGAATAAATCGTGGAGGAGGAAAGGCTACCTACGAGGACTTGATAAAGTCCTTCACCTTCTACTTGGGTAGCATGTCCGAAAACAAGGCCTCGCTTGAGAGAAATCCCGACTACGTAGGTAGTGTTGCCATGATGGGCGAACGTGAGGCTCAAGCACAACTCGAGGGCAACTGGAATGTGGACGCGGATGAAGACCTCTCAGCACCCATACCTTCCACATCGGCAAGCCATGTGTTCCTCAATGACGAGGCACGAAACGGAGACGGGTGGGTGACTGCCGACCTTGCCGATACGGGCACGGATAACTTCCTTGCCCTCGCATGGGACGGACTTCATATCATAGACAAACTCATACTCATGAAATCCACACCCCGAATGAATGCGGAAAGACTTGAGATGTTTGCCGCAGACCATAACATAGCAAACAATCATATCATATACGATGCGGTAAGAGGCACTTATATCAACGACTATATAGAGGAGGCTATCCCCTACGTCTCATACCGCGCCCCAATGGGCCTTTACGGACGCATGGCCCGACAACTCAAGGACGAGTGCTACATGAGACTTGTGGAGTGTATCAAGAGAGAGCAACTCAGTGTCGATGAGAGCGTAGCCATGAGCATTTATCAGCATCAGAATATGAAGGAGCAACTCACATTCCAAGCGGAGTTTCTCGAGGAGTGTGCGGTAGTCAGATTCAAGGAAGTGGGTAGCGGAAAGATGACGTTACTCACCAAGAAAGAGATGAATGCCATGCTCGGCAAGGGACGAAGTATGGACTTGCTTGACCCATGCGCCATGCGTATGCTTCCTCTGCTCGAATATCCGTATGGCGAGGAACTGACCGCAACGATGGTACTAGATGGAGGAAATGACGAGGAGGAAGACATTTACAAAAGAGATGAGGTGAACATATACGATGAAGTTTGGTAATAGGAAATGATTAACAACGAGGAAATAAAGAGCATAATTGAGGCATGCAAGGATGCAGGATTTGACAGCATCGGCTTGCGTGACGTGACATATGCGTGGCTTGCGTCTTTCGCCTTCGTAGACCCTCGCGTGGCTTATAAGGCCGTATTTGGAGGTGACGATGATTTTGATATCGAGGCGAGCAAGCACTATGGTAACTCTGCGGCCATCAAGTATCTTCAGACGATGCTCAAAGGCAGTTTCGCTCAGAGCAACGACAGCAAACAAGCGACAAGCGATAACGAGGAAGTGACCTTCGAGATGAACAAGCAAGGCATCATCAAACTCATCAGGGACACGGAGCAGGCGATGAAGGATAATCAGATAGAGAAGAAGGACGGGCTGAAGATTCTGACCGATTTGCGCGTAAAACTCAATGACAAGTTCAATGTGCAGGAGCAGGTTGTAGACCAAGTGGTGATAGTTGAGAAAAAATTTAACCATATTTGCAGATACGGCTACGAATGCTACATGCCCACAAAGGAGGAACTTATGGAGATGTATGACCTCGTGCCGAGAAATGCAACGGAAAACAAATAAATAAGATTAAGGAAATATGCCTACAGATTACGAAAATTTGATTCTTGAGTGGCTTAACTCCCCCACGAAACTGATGCAGAAAGAACCCTTTAAAAGGGGCGGTAGGATTGGCAATGCTAACATCGATAAAACATGCAATATCGGGGAAACAAGGGAGGCTCAATTGCCGAACTTCAAGTATGACGTGGTTACGCAGGAGCAGTTCATGAGGGAACTTGACCCGAACTGCCACGATGTTATGTTTGATGATTCATTGCCTACCATATGCGTCAGACTCAAGGACGGCTTGTATGAGGTGAAACAGCAGATAACTCCCGTGGCCTTTCAGAAGCGTATCATGGCTAAGAAACTCCTTCATCTGACCGGCAATAGAATGCAGTTCACGCTTAACGGAGACGAGCCGACGGAGCAGCAGAAGGAAAATTACGCAAAGTTTCTGCGGGCTTGGAGAAATAGAAACCAAGATGGCATGAAGACACACATGGTCGAGAAGCAACTATGCTTCGGTGACGCGGGCTTGCTCTTTTACTTTGACTACAAAGGCCGAATCAAGTCAAGGATTCTTTCTTTTGACGATGGCTATGTCATATGCACCCATAAGGACGACAACGGAGACCATATCCTTGAGAGCGTCTACTACAAGAAAAATGATGTTGAGTATATTGATACTTATGACGATGAGAATGTCTACAGATACACCCGCGATGGCAATCCTATCGATGAGAGCACCTTGCAGGAAGGCGAGAAGTATGTCGATGGATGGAAATGGCACAAGCCCGAAAAACATGGATTTGAGGAGAATCCTCTTATAACCAAACGCGGAGATGTGGCATGGAACAACGTACAAAGCCAATGCGATGGTTACGAAACTCTATACAACATCTTCAGAGCCATACAGAAGCGTTTCGGTTGGGGTATCCTCTATGTTAAAGGCAAGTTCAAAGACCAAGGCAAGAAGATTGCTGGCAACGTGGTGCTCAACGACACGTCACTCGACAATAAGGGTGATGCCAAATTCCTCACGCCTCCTAACCCCGAGAACATGATTAAGACGCTCGAACTGATGGAGGACAACATACAGAAAGACGCTTCATGTACCTTTATATTGCCCAAGGACATAAGCATGAGCGGGGACATCACAGGCATCGCCATTGAATTGACACAATCAATGGATATCGAGGAGGCCGAACGCGGTGTCATAGAATGGCAGAACGTAGCGCAGAAGATGTGCAGGCTTTTCCTCTACGGATACGCCAAAGAACTTGTGAACAAAGGTGAATCCGAAACTGCCATAACCGACTTCCAATCACTCGACATAACCGCGAAGTTTAAGGTTTGGAGACCGATGAATCAGACCGAGTACAACAACATGCTTATAGCCTTGAAGAGTGCGGGTATATTGTCCAAGCAGACTGCAGTAGAGAATAACACCGAAAGCAAGCCTGACGAGATGCGCAGACTATCGAAGGATGAGGAGGCCAAACTTGAGGAGGAGATACGTCTTGGGAAGGCTGTTAAAGCAGGAGGGCAGGATGGCAATGAATAGTGAAATAACTATTTTTCTATTTCTGCGCTTGAATACGTATTTTTGTGGTATAAGTAAGAGGCTAAAAGATTATGGATAATTGGATTAGAATCTTAGAGGCTTGCATCGGAACGGGCGGATTATTCATGTTCATCTTCGGTCTTTACACTATGAAAGTAAAGAAGAAAGCATTGGAAGCTGATTTGGATTCGCGGTATGCAGAGGAATGGCACAAGTTGTACGATGAGTTAAAGGAATATACGGACAATAAGGTTGAGCAGCTTGAAAAGAAGATTGACAGGTTCGAGAAACGGGATGATTTCCGCAGATTCGCTATTGAGCAATACCGTCATTGTTCTTATCTACCAAAAGGCGGTGAATGTCCTGTCATCAAGATGAATGAGCAGATACGCTCTTCAAATACCTTTAATTCGATAAGTGAG